TATGATCCAAAGCACAAGGATACGCTGCCATTCTATGATTCGTTTCCGTTGGTAATTATGATAGATAAAGCTGAAGGTGGATTCTTAGGATTGAATCTGCATTATCTCCCACCAGTTCTTAGAGCTAAGTTCCTTGATGCTTTGTTAGACATAACCAGTAATGATAAGTACGACGAGACTACAAAGTTTGCTTTGTCCTATTCATTATTGAAAAGATCAGCGAAGTACAAATACTTTAAACCTTGTGTAAAGCATTACCTAACTAGTCATGTAAGAAGTAGGTTCGCGAAGGTGCACGCGCCCGAGTGGGAGATTGCTACATTCCTACCTACAGCTGATTGGCAAAAGGCTAGTAAGTCAACGGTTTATTCTAACTCCAGAAGGATGATTTAATGGCAAGCATTGATCAGTTTAAGTCTTTAGTATCTGCCAAGGATGGCATGGCAAGGGCCAATTTATTCCTGATTGAATTACCTGGGGGATTCCCTGGTGCTTCCGTTCAAGAACTAAATCTGTTATGTAAAGACGTACAACTTCCTGGTCGTCAGATTATGACTAACGAACGCCGCATTGGTATGAAAATGGAAAGAATGGCATACGGTTATGCCATCACAGATATATCATTAACCTTTCATGTAATGAATGACTACGGCGTTAAAGAATACTTCGAAGCCTGGCAGAACCTTGCTATTGATCAGAATAGATTCGAGGCGGGATACCAAAAGGCGAGAGACGGAAGTGGATATGCTAAGACTGTAAAAATTAGGCAACTTAAGAAGGGGTTTTCTTTACCTCTTTATAAGAAAGATTTCAATTTTGGATCTAGATTACCTTCAGAAATAAAGAATAGATTGCCCAGGATTGGTCCTATTGATTTAGCTCAAGGGCAGTTAGATTTGAGTTATATAACAAACGATGACGTTATCTATACCTGTGAATTACAAGACGCTTTCCCAACCACACTTAATCCTATTCAGCTGAATAACGAATTAGATGGATTGGTTGAACTAAACGTACAGTTATCCTATACAAACTGGACTTCGAGTAAGGCAGTCCAACCATCACAACTACAAAACTTTATATCCCGCCAGATTGGCACAGCAATCGGCAGGGTTTTCAATACTTAATTATTAAAGGATGAATTGAATGGCACTACCTAAATTGAATGAATTACCAAGTCATGATCTTATTATACCATCAACCGGAAAATCTGTTTCCTTTCGGCCTTTTTTAGTAAAAGAGCAGAAGGTATTGTTGATGGCTTTAGAGACCCAGGATGAGAAACAAATTCTGAAATCCATTACCGACACAATCTCTGCCTGTATCGCTGATAAAATTGATATTAATAAATTAGCTACTTTTGATGTTGAGTATATATTCACCCAAATCAGATCGAAAAGTGTGGGCGAAACAAGTAAGGTTTCTTTAACATGCTCTGAATGTAATAATCCTAATGAAGTAACAATTGATTTGAATGCCATTAAAATTGATCTTAGTAATAACTCTAAGATTATCGAACTTAATGAAAAATATACATTAGTGATGAAATATCCAAATTATACAGCTATTGTTAATACCAATGAATCGCAGAATGATAATTTAACAGAAACAATATTTGAAACTATTATTATGTGTATGGATGAATTAAGAACTGAAGAAGAGATTATTAGACTAGTGGATGAACCCCGAGAAGAGATTGAATCATTTTTGGACGGACTGAATAATTCCCAGCTTGAAAGCATTATGAATTTTATTAACACCCTTCCAAGGCTGGAGCACACTGTCGAGTATAAATGTGAAAGCTGTGAACATGAAAATAAAATAACACTACAAGGAATCCAAGATTTTTTCTCCTAAACCTTTCTCATGATTCGCTGGTAAATTATTATCGGACTAACTACCAGCTAATACAGAATCATAAATATTCATTATTAGATCTTGAACATATGATCCCATGGGAAAGGGAAATTTACATATCGATGCTAGCAGATCAAATTAAATCTGAAAGAGAAGAAATGCAGAAAAGGCAAATGTAAGGATAACCAATGGCAAGTTTAGAGAAAATAGTCCAAGAACTAAAACAACAAAATGATACGTTATCCGGGGTCAAGGAAAGCATTACCTCTATGCTTTCGGAAGAGATTAAAAAGCGTAAAGAAGAAGAACGCGGAAAGTATGATAAGGAAGAAGAGAGAAGGGAAAAAGCTAAGGAAAGGAGAAAATCCTCTGGCAGCCCAAGCAGGCCAAGCTCTTTTACCCAGGGATTTGCCCAGGGATCTGGAATATCTGCAATAGGTGATTTATTAAAAGGATTTTCCGGCGTCTTAGGTGCGGGGGCTGCGACTCTTGCCGGGGCTTTGGGATTAGCAGCTGGTAAGTTATTTATGCCAGTTATGGCTGGATTATTAGGGGCGAAATATCTATCTCAATGGATTAAACCAGTCACTGACTTTATTTTCGGTGAAGGTAAAGTAGTAGAGATTTTTGGTAAGGAAATAAATGTCGAAAAGATCGGTGGAGCCATTGCCGGTGTGATTGGTATGCTACTTGCTCCAACTTTAATTAAGAAAGCATTAAAAGCTGTATTCGGTATTGGTACTGCAACAGGCAGATTAATTCTATCTCGTGTTATTGGAAAGATGGGAATTGGGGCTGCTGCAACTGCTGCAGGTGAAGCGGTAGGGGATCTTGTTAGGGAGGCTGCGGATAAGGACAAGGTTAAAGATAATACCAAGAAATCTAATCGTTTCAAGAGATTTAAGCAAATGTTTAAAATTGCGGGCTCAGGCCTGGTAAGACTAACAATACCTGGAGCGATTATAGGCAGTGCACTAGCAGCAACTTATTTAATGGCAGAATATGTTGAGAACAATCGGGAGCAAATGCTCAAGGATCTTGAAGAGGATTTTCGAAAAAGGATGGCAGAAATACCTGGCTTGATAGCTGCGGGAAAAATGAAAGAAGCCCTAGACAGCTTGACCATAGGCTTGGCCGAGTCCAAACTGGTGGGGCCGCCCACTGACGATGAATATAACAAAACATATAATGAAATACAGAAAATTGAAGATTCTGTAACAAGAGGTAATGCCCTAAAAATCTTGGAGGCGACAGCAACTACAAAGCCACCCACATTTGAACTGGACACCCAACAAGCGCGGGAATTTGCAAATATCCAAGCTGAAGGTGTGATTGCAAGCTTAGACGAGACCCTTATAAAAAGGATACCTAATTTGGTCGCGTTTGCCGGGATGACGCGGCAGGAACAAGAAGGCCTCGTGGGGAGAATAATCGGTGACCTTGGCCTATCTACTTCAGGTGTAGACGCTTCAAAATTGGCTGTAGATTTTGTAAAAGAGTTTAACAAAAAGTATCCTATTTTGCCAACCGTTGACCAGATTGGTTCCGTACCACCTGGGGTCGACAACCCCAAGAAACCGAAACCCTCGGCAAGGATCTTTGGTGCAGCTGCAGAAAGCTGGTCAAAATTGGAGGAAGAGTTTACAGATTCTCCCAAGATTAATGCCACACCAGCTGAGACAGGGAGTACAATTTCGGGTGGGACCGGAATGAACTTTAGAGCAGCTACAGAAAGCTGGTCATCAATAGCTTCTGCAGGTCCAATGATGCTAGCAGCTGCTGCGGAAATAAAAGAAGCAACAGCAATCCTGGCTAGCTTCTCTAGAACTGGTGGTCATAAGCCGGGATCTGGAATGGGTATGCTTATGCAATTTAATCCAAGTTACGACCATAATTATAATAGAATCGAATATGGTATAGCTGGGGGTGGAAGTAATATAACAAGCACAATAACGTCAGTTAGATAAATCAAAAGGGCGCCCTTCCTAGGTGACGCCCTTTCTATCTGTTTGTTTCGAAGTACAGCACCCGGCTAGCTTTCCATTCGGTACTAGCGACTCACCGACCACCCATGAGCTGCAGACTACATGAATGGATTTATTTGGGTACGTTCGACGAGATTGTCAGGCTTTCCCCATGCGCCTATACCTCAATATCTACGACATCTCCTGGATGATATTCCGCAGCGTCGAGGTATTTCTGTAATCTTTCATCATTAATAGTTTCCGTCATTCTGTCTTTTGCTTCATAATACTTTTTCAAAACATCCATATTAATCGAAGCACGGGTAGACGGTTCAATAACCCTTTTGGCTTCTTTAGTAGGATATACAGGGGGCGGAATATTCTCCGAGTTCGGATAGATCGTATTAAACGGCATATTCTTTGAAGCCCCCTGTAGATCCATTTCTTAGTCCTCCGCAGCTAGTTTAGCAAAGTAGCTCATTGTATCATCTTCGTCTACGGCCTCTGCAGTTTGTGGTGCTGCAGCTGCTGGTTGTGCCGCTGGCTTTTGACGAGCATCGAAGTCAGGAATCTCATCGTCCAATGCAATTGTTTGTTTTACAGTACGTGGTGCTTGTTCACCCAGTACCTGATACATTTTAGTCTTTAGCTCATCGTAAGACTTATAGTTTTTAGGATCGATGAACTCGCTAATATCATGTATTTGACTATAGATGCCTTCAAGCTTTTCATCATTACCATCTAATAGTGGTGTTGGTGATTTAAACTCTGATTTGTCGTAGTTACGATAACCTTCGACATTACGAATCTTCATAACGAAGTCTGCACCGTCCCAGAAGTCAAATGGGTTGACTGGTTTTTCATCCGGGAATTGTGGCTGCATCAAGTCCATGATCTTATCGAAGATCTTCTTACCGAACTTAAAAATCATAACCTTACCTTCATTCTGTGGGTTAGAAGGATCGGATACGACATACACATTGGTTACATAGTGCAACCGCCGTTTTTGCTTCCGTGCAGTTTCTTTATCATCGTCATTACCAGAGTTCCAC